CGAAAGTAGCGTGCGCCGTAAAGGATGGCGGTGATGATGGCGAGATCGGTCGTCACCGCCTCCCCGCTCTGGCCATGAACTCCTGAGTATCACGCCCGAGATAGTCGTGGAGTTGCTGATAGCGCGCTTCCGCCTCGTCACCAGTGGCATAGGACGGGAACCGATCCAGGCCGCCCGTTCGTTCCGCCATCCTGATCGCATCGCCCGGCTTCAACGCCTGACCACCCCAGACCGTCGGGATGCTGTAGGTCTTTCCACCCGGCCCTTCGAACGACATTTGCAACAAGGTCGAAATGTCGCCGCCGGGATGTACGACCTTGCCGGCGCCGTAAAGGTTCTGAAGGTGCGTCTGATACAGATACTTTTCCTCTGGCGTCAGGCTCATCGCCGCGTCGGCTGCCGCCATGTAATTGGCGCGAGGCCCCGCTTCGACACTGGCCAGCGGCGTGCCCAGCAAACCAATCTCGGGCGGCACTGTCCGTTGCGTTGGTTGAGTCGGCGGCGCGAGCGTGTTCCACTGGTCGGTGCCGTCAGCGCCCTGCTCGAAGCCTCTCAACAGCGGACTGGGCGGCAATGGCATCACCGCCCCCGCGCGGGCCGTGCCAAAATATCCGCGAGCGACGGGGGGCCTGAAAATCCATTGGTCGATCGTGGCGCTGACGATCGCGCGTTGGCGAGGCTCGGCGGCAGACCGGCGGCGGGCGACACCGGGGGCGGCGCGGCGCCACGTTCAGCCTCCCACTTGGCTTTTTCCTCGGCGATGATCCTGGCCTTGTACGCCTCTGGATCGGTCCCGATTTCCTCGTGCAGCCTTGCCGTAGCGTTGTTGTCGATCATCCACTGATACGGGTGCGGCTTCGAATAAAGCTCGTTCCACAGCCGCGGATCGGCCTGCGTCCGCTTCTGGAAATACGCCGTCTCGGCGTCGATCGTTTCCTTCCCGTGTTTCTCAAGCGCCAGCATTTCGGATGTGTTCAGGCGCTCGTTCAAAACGACTCCTCTCATTCTGCGCGTGTAACCTTCAGGATCGCGCACCGGGTCGATCGGCTCAAGCTGCGGCGGCGGTGTGGACTGTGGTGGCGGGGCCTTGGCGGCCTCGAGCTGCTTCGCCAGCATGTCCCGCTCGGCCTCGGCCTTGGACGCGCGCTCAACCCAGTTCTGCCGCCGGGCGCGTTCCTTTTCGTAGGCCGTGCGCGGGACGATCGCCTCGTGCGGGGCTGGCTCGCCCGGCTCAGCGTCGTCATCAGGCTCCGGCGCGGCCTTGGCGGGCTCCTTGACCGCCTCCCTGGTGGTTGGCGCGGCTTTGTCGGGCGCGGACTCTGGTGCCGCCCTCGGGGCCTCCGGTGGCGGCGACGCTTCACCCTCGGGGTTGCCACCCTTCAGAAATGCGTCAAGTTGGGTGGGTGTTTCAGACATCACGCGCCTCCCGGCTGTTCAGGCGGCGCCTTCGGCCAGACGATGGTGTCACCGATCTGGCGAGCATGTTTTATCGTGTAATCCACAAAGAACTCAGCATCCCCTCTAATATAACGCCTGGAATCTTCCTCTAATTTCAGGGCGTGCGCCGCGATACCGAGATCCAGTAAGTAACGCACGGACTGAATCGCGGTCATTCTATCGGGCCAATCACGAGTCTTCATCTCGTCAATGACTTTCCGTTGCCGCTTCTCGAGTAGCCGCTTAATGGCGGCTTCGACCGTGGCCTTTTGTCCCGTGCTCATGGTGTCCCCGGCTGTTCAGGCGGCGCCAGCGCGTTGTGCCTCGCAATCATCACATCATTGATTCGCTTACCGACGGCTCCCTCCCTGTATGGCCGGGCCATGTGGTGTGATGAGCCAGACCAAACCATGCGACCACATCTCCTTTGGACATTTAGCCACACCGCATGTCCGTGAGAGGGTGGGTGGCGATCAAGAACCGCGTGCCATTGCTTTGTGAGATTATCCCCGAGTCGGTCTCGCAGGTTGGGAAAGCGGCGATGGTGTACACATACCCATTTCCAGGTGGTGGCATCTAAAGTGTAGTCGGTGCGGCGTGGCCGCCGTCGGCGCATATGTATTCCCGCCGCTTTTCGACGCAGCCAGACAATACCCCGCCGTTGTGCCCACCAATTCGCGGCGATCATGAGTTTGAGCCCTGTTCAGGCGGCGCCAGCGCGTTGTGCCTCGCAATCATCATGTCGCTGATGCGCTGCACCACCGACTGCCGCAGATCGCCGGCCCGCGCCTCGTCCGCCGCCGCCTTCGCGTGACGGCCACGAATGTCCGCATCGGCAAGCGCCGCCTGAACCTCGGGCGGGACGACGGTGCCGGGATCGGACGGCGCATCGGGCGGCGCCATCATCTCATTGTGCATCTGATGCGTATTCGCGATATGATGGATCGATACGTGCTTGCGCTCGGCCGCCAGCGCGAAGTCCGCCGCGCCCTTCGCCTGCGTCGCCGTGATGTCCGCCGCCGCCTTGGCCTTCGCCATCTGGGCGACTTCCTGTTGCTGTTGCGCCTGCGCCTGTTGATGCTCTTTCAGCATCTCCAACAGTTCGTCCTTGTTCCGCAGATTGCTCGACGCGATCAGGATTTCGGGCGGGATCAGACCCGGCTGCGTGCCCGCGAGTTGGATGAGAACCTGGAACTGCTCGGCCTGGATGCTCGGGACATCGATCCCCTCTTCAATCGTGATGTCCACGTCCATGTCGGTGATGTCGTTGTCGATCCGTATCACCCGTTGGAGTCTGGGGTCGCCCGGCACGATCTGCATTTGTTGCATCGCCTGCGCGCGCTGCTGCTCTGGCATCGCCGCCAGTTCGTCCATGAGCCTGACCGGCTGATTGATGCCAACCCAGCGCGTCGAATTGAGTTCGTCCGTCACGCGAACCCAGCGCCCGGCCGTCCAGTATTGCCGCGCCGCCATCCAGGCGACCGACAACAGATCCCGATTCCACATCCGCAACGTGTCCGCGATCGGTTCATGCGCCGCCGCGCCGCCCGCTTGCTGCGCCAGGATGGCGCGGCCAGACAACTCACGCGGATCGGTGCCACTCATCGAGGCGTTCGGCCCGCTGGCCTGCATTTCGGCCGTCGCGTGCTGCAGCAGCTTAAACTGCCCCTCGGCCAGATCGGCGCCGTTCTGGATCTCGAACTTCAGGCCGGGGTTGATGACGATCAACCCGTCCGGCCGCGCCACCTCACGCCGCGCCTTGTCGATATCGGCGACCGCGCCATCCTCCATGATAACCTGCGCCACAGACAAAAGATGCAGCGCCTTGCTACGGCGTTTGTTGATCTCGTCCTGCTCCGAAATCAGGCCGCGCACCATGCCGTAACGATTATTCTCGCGGTCAACATAGGCACTCGTCATGCGCAGGCCGGCGGTTGACTTGTTCTTGGCATCCAGAAACGGCGATTTCATCGGCTCGGCCAGGAAGCCCACGCGAGTCAACGTCGCAACCCACCATTCGTTGCGCTCCTGCCAGTGCATCTGCACGATGCGCACACGCTCGCGCTTGCTGTCGCACCAGACAATCTCGTGCGGCCGATCGGCGTATGATCCAGTCTGCGTCGCGAACGTGTCGCTGATCAGATCCTCCGCGTCCGGCCATGTTTCGTATGCCTGATCGCGGTCCATCCACAGCACGATGCCCTTGTAGCGCGCATCGCTAAAGTCCAGTCGTCTGCTGTGCGGGTCCCAGAACAGACGATCGAACGGCACCTGCATGATCGTGATATTCGCGCCGCCCTGACCATCATCTTCGAGCGCCAGATCAGCGCCGCCGACGCCCTCAACCATGAGGTTCTCGTAAACATCGGAGCGGATCAGCGGCAGATTGTTGTCATCGCTGATATACCTCAACGCCTGCGTCGCCGCGTCGGCCTTTTCCTCGTCCACCGGATTGCGCGCGAACGCCTTTGGATCGGTGCGCGACTTGCGCTCGAGGCCACACATCAATTCCACTTTGCGCGAGACGTAGTTGATGGTGATCTCAGGTTGGCCGCGCGCCTTTAATGCTTCTTTCTCGGTGCTGCTCCACTGGTAGCCGTCTTTGTAGTCACGATCCCGCTGCGACATGCGCCGGCCGTCAGCGGTCGTCGTCTCGCTGTCCTCGAACCACTGCACCTGCCGCGCGTGCAGATCATCCAGATCGCGCGGGTAACGATCCGACGCGATGCCGGGGCCGCCCTTCGGCCGCGACGCCTCGGCGGCCTCTGGGTCCATCGGCGGGTCGGGGTAGAGGGACTGGCTCATGTCGTCACCTGCTGCATCTCGGCGTCGGACAACACACGCGGCCAGTATTGAACGCGGCGGATGTAGCCGCTCATACCATCACCAGCCGTAGCATTCGCCATGAACTGAACCCCAGCGGAAGCGAACCCGGCGAAACCTCCAGACAAAGTAACAGACAGCGTGACAACGCCAGCATTCAGACAGATTTTCGCGGCTCCGGCGGCCCAGGTCGATACAGCTTTGACAACCGTGTTTGGGCTAAAAGAATTAGACGTGCTCACGGCCCCAGCACCGTCGTATTCGTAAGCGTTCAACCCTGTCCCGGCAGCGAGCGTGTAGATATTTCCGGCGAGGGGATACGCTATCACACGCGGTGTGAGCGCCGACGTTGGATTGAAGTCGATAAACTCCGCGAACCAACTCCCGCCAGGCGGTGCGAACCACGGCGTCATGTTCGCCGCTGATATTGTGCAACTGTCTTGCGCCCGTGTCACCGCCACGGATGTAGTTGGTATCCAACTCGTAACAAACGAACCGGCCTCGATCTGCGCGTTCAGCACCGATCCCGTGACGGTAAGCGTGAGGCTTCCAGCCGTTGGGGTGAACGTCTGCGACACACGTTGACCCGCCCCCGTTCCAACCAGCGCGCCCGTCGCCGCGCCTGACTTCGTGATTGTTCCGGTTCCGTAAAACGACAGCGTGTAAGCCTGCGCCGTGACCGTGACGGATTGCGTGCCGAGCGTCGCACTGTTCAGCAGCAGATTGGTCCGCGCTTCCTCGATCAGCAGACCGCGCAGCGAGCCGCCCGCGTAATCCCAGCGTGGCGCGTTGGTCGCCGCCGTCTGTATCGTACCGCTCGCATCGGTATATGTCGCCGTGCTGGCACGCGTGAAGGTAATGCGTGGATCGAGTGAGCCAGGGAACATGAAGTTAAGATCAAGCGTCATGCCTGGAGGGCCGGACGACCCGTGTACCCCGCCCATGCACGCGTCCACGGTAAAGCGATCCGTGACGCACTGGCCATACGCGGACGCCGGAAACGCGGCCCCGGCGCTCAACAGTGAGCGTCGGCTGATTACCATTCCCGCGCCGCGAACGCCTGCGCCGTGGTCGCGCCGATGATCGAATACGCCTGGCCGGACGCCGGGGACATGCAAAGGAACTGCTGCCCGGTGGGGATCAGGATCGCGGGCGGTCCCTGAACCGGTGCCGCCGTCTCCGACACCCACAGGCTGCCCGCCGACTGGTTCTGAATCATGCAGCCGTGGCGGCCGGGCCACGCCGGCAGGACCACCTGGGCGGTGCCGCCGGTGGTGATGGTGCCACTGCGGTCGGCGTAGGTGAGGGCCTGCGAATGCGCTGCCGTGGGCAACAGCAGGGCGGCCAGAATTAAGAGGCGGCGAATTGTGGTCATGCGGTGTCACCCTCTCGTTTCAGGACTTCGCGGATTGAGTTCTTACTGGCGGCGTCCATGGCGTCGGCGAGCAGATCACGCAGCCAGTCACGGTCCAGCTTGTAGCCAAGATCCTCGGCCGCGATCATCGCGGCGGCGGCCCACTTGTCGGGATCGTCACGCACGGTGCGTTGGAACTCGGCGCCGGTCAGCGATCGGTAGTCGGTCATTCGGCGGACTCCTCGATGTCATAGCCTACAAGCAGCGCGATGCCGCCGTCGCACCGCCTGACGCGCACCGGGACACTACCGTCCGCGTCCCTCGGGACATATGCGCCGACGGGCAATTCGCGCTTCAATGTTTGTAAGGTGGCCGCGATCACATCATCGTCCATCGCGGATACGGCACGAACCGTGAAGGCGCCCCGCCGGAGTAGACGATACCCCCAGCGGTCGATGTCACGAGGATCGTCTGGCATGATCGCCGCGAGATATTGAGATGCATAGTCGGCGATCCGGCTCAACGCGGCCTTTTCCTTCCGTTCCGCCGTTTCCCGTGCCGCCTTGGCCCTCCACTCGGCTTGGGCCCGTTGCTGCCTCAACTGAGCC